TATGGTTCATCTCAGGGTACACCAGATTTGGCCTATGCTGGAGGATCTGGAGGCGGATCTGGAGGCGGAAATTCTCAAGGAAATGAAGGAAACACTCCCGATGTAACTCCAACTTATCCATCGCAAGGAAATGACGGAGGAAATGCAACTCACTCTGCCCCTAATTACCATTCAGGGGGAGGCGGCGGTGCAGGATCGTCCGGGGAAAATGGAGCTTCGGAAGGAGGTGGAGGCGGATCTGGATCATCAAGTTCTCCTCTTAGTGCAACACTCTATGCCGGAGGCGCCAGTGGCTCTGCTCAACGATTTAACGGCGCAGGAAGTTCACCAAATCCTAACCCTAATGGGGGACCAGCAGGAGGAGGCGAAGGCCGGATCGGATATCATAATAATTCAGCTGAAGGTGACGGGGAAGTTAATACTGGCGGTGGTGGTGGCGGAACTTTCACACAACCTGCCGCAGACGGGGGAACGGGAATTGTATTAATTCAATACAAGTTCCAATAATCCCATGGCTCAAGCATTTGCTCAAATAGATTCTGAAAACAGGGTTAAAAGTACGCATTCTGTAAGTGATGATGATTGCCAGGATGAAAATGGTGATATCTCTGAAGCAGTAGGAATAGCTTTTTTAACAAGAATTCATGGACATTCTGCTTGGAAACAAATGACTGCAGCACGTGGACAGGTAGGAAAAATGTATCATTATAGTACTGCTTTTGATCTTTTTTATACTCCTCAACCTCATGCAAGTTGGACTTTGGATGAAGCAGCAGGTAAATGGAATCCTCCAATACCTTTTCCGTCGGTTCTAGATTATTCATACTATTATTCTCCTGAAGACGAAGCTAATGGATTACAGTCAGTAGAGGGATTATATGCCCCTACATGGGATGAAATCAATCAGCGTTGGATTTCATATAAAAATTTATATCCTGAAAATAGAAAATATCCCATCCAAACACACATAAATGTTTGGAATCCCGATACTAGTGTTTGGGATAAAACAAAGCTTTAATATTCTTTACCTTAATAATCTCATAATATATATAATGCTTTCTAATGAAATGTAGAAAGTGGAATGTATGAATATTGCAAATGTTTTTTGGTATTTTCAATCGGCTATTGATCAACAAACCTGTAACAAAATTATTCAATTGGATCAAAGGAAATTTCAACCAGGATATATCAAACATGTGAAACTTCCTCTTAAAGAACTTAGAGAAACTAGAAATTCCCACGTTAAATTTTCTAATCAACAATGGTTATTTGATTTAATTAATCCTTATATGGCAAAAGCTAATCGCGATGCTGGCTGGAATTTTCAAACGGATTGGATAGAAGCGGTTCAAATTGCTCGTTATGCTAAAAATGAATTTTATAACTGGCATGTGGATCAAGATTCTAAACCTTATCCTCCAACTGCTCGCAATAAAAATCAGAGAGGAAAAACGAGAAAGTTATCGATGACTATAAATTTAACAGATCCCACAACCTATAAAGGTGGTCGAATGCAATTTGAATTTCCTAAAGTTTCAAAAGAACCAGTTGTACGAGAATGTGTACCGGCGCGAGCCCAAGGATCGGTTATCGTTTTTCCTTCCTTTATATTACATCGAGTTACACCCGTTACTGAAGGAACTAGATATTCTTTGGTGGCCTGGTTTTTAGGAGAACCTTTTCGATGAAAAAATTTTTCTTTTTAGCCGGACTACCTCGAGCGGGCAACACTCTTTTATCTACATTACTAAATCAAAATTCTGATATTTTAGTTACGCCTAATAGTGTCGTACCTCACTTATTGTTAAAGCTACATGAAACTAAACAAACCTTTATGTATAAAAATTTTCCTGTAGAAAAACATCTTCATAATGTTACCAATACTTTATTTCAGACTTTTTATTCCGATACACCTCAATCCTATATTATTGATAGAGGAGCATGGGGAACGCCATATAACTTTAATCTATTAAAAGAATATCTGAACCAAGATATTAAAATAATCTTTCTAGTACGCGATATAAAAGAAATTCTAAATTCTTTTATTCATTTATGCCAAAACAATCCTAATTTTTATATTAATCAACAATACCATAAGTTGGATAAATCAATGTTATATGTGGATGAAATAGAAGCCAAGTGTGATTTAATTATGGCTCCTGATCAAATAGTGGATAGGTCCCTTTATTCTTTAAAACATTTAATTAACTTAAATCAATTCAAGGAGAGACGGGCTTTACTTATTGAATATAATCAGTTAGTATTCAATCCTGAAAGTACCATGGAAAAAGTATATAGATTTTTAAAGATAAAGCCATTTAAACATTACTTTTCTAATTTGAAGCCGTATCAAATGAATAGTTTAAAATATAATGATGAGTATTTAGGCGCTCCTATGCATAACATACGATTGGATAAAATTTATAAAGCTAAAGAAGTCATGCTTCTTTCTTCCCGTTTAATTAATAAATATAAAAATATGGAGTTCTGGAAATGAAGTCTGTTGGAATTATTGGAAGCGGAACGGCAGGTTTGGTGGCTGCTTTAATTTTACGACAACGTTATCATAAACATAATATTACAGTAGTTAGTTCTAAAGATATTGGAATCATTGGAGTTGGAGAAGGAACTACGGAACAGTGGAAAGATTTTTCTAATTTTTGTGGTCTTAATCTAGTCGATTGCATTGTTGAAGCTGATGCTACTTTTAAATATGGAGTCATGTTTAAAGGGTGGACACGCAAAGATTATCTTCATTATATTATAACAAGACCACATGGTTTGACTTTAGCTCAATATCCTTTTTTCTGGGGTCATTTCATTGGTAATAATTTTTCACCACAACAAATTCATTCTCCGAATACTTGGAATAGTTTAATTAATAAGAATGAACACCCTAATCAGTTTCATTTTAATACTTATAAATTAAATAAATTCTTGAAAAAAGTCTGTGAAAGTAGAGACATTAAATTTGTTGAAGATAAAATTGAAGAAGTTAAAATCAAGGACCACCACATTCAATATGTTAAAGGAAAACAAAAACATAGTTTTGATTTTTATATAGACAGTACAGGCTTTAAAAAGTTATTAATTGGTAAGTTAGGGGCACAGTGGGTTTCATATAAGGACAATCTTCCCATGAACGAAGTGATTGCTTTTCAAACTCCAGATACTCCTCATTATAATGCATGGACATTGGCTCAGACTATGTCAGCCGGATGGTTGTGGCGAATCCCAACATGGAAACGCTGGGGGAATGGTTATGTATATAATAATAAATATATGGACGCAGCCCGAGCTCAAAAAGAATGTGAAAAAGTTCTTAAACAAAAAATTACGATTGCTAAAAATATTAAATTTGATGCGGGTAAAGTGGATAAACCTTGGATTGGAAATTGTTGTGCGATTGGTTTAAGTTCTAACTTTATTGAACCTTTAGAAGCGAGCAATATTGGGATAGCCATTAATCAGGCTTTTCTATTAATGCATTATTTAGAAAGTGACAATCAATTTGATCGCGATCAATATAATGTTAAATGTAACCGTATCTTTGACAATGCTCGAGATTTTGTCTTGCTTCATTATTTAGTTAATAAAAAAGATAGTAAATTTTGGCGAGAATTGAAACCTGTCATTCCATCTCCTTTAAAAAAACAGCTAGCTATGTGGAAACATCGTTTACCAATTAAAGAAGATTTTGATCAAACTTATTTATTATTTACAGCTTTAAATTTTACCTGTGTTTTACACGGCATTGGACACTTTAATTCTAAAAGCATTAAGAAAGAATTTAATACTATCAATCAATTAGCTCATAATATGGTTAAAACAGAACTAGATAATTTTAAAAAAATATCGAAATATGAAGGAATTAAACATAAAGAATATTTAGACTATAATTATTTTTCTGATGCCGTATAAAATTTTCCCTTCTTTTTATGATTTAAAACGAGTCAAAAGTATTAATTCTGAGATTCAAAAGCATTTAATGGGCAGACGAGATTCTCCTGCCGGCTACGCTACCAAAACATCTACCGTTAAACATGTTCTCTTTGCAGTGGTTAGACCTTTCTTACAGAATCCGAATTGTATTGAATCTATTTTAGAATGGAATGAGAACGAAATCGGCTATGATTTAAATTTAGTCATGGGGAATAAACTTTTGAATTATAATGTTTATAGAAAAGACACAGAGTATACTTGGCATATTGATGCAGTAGGGTTAGGGTCTCCTCTCGCATACGATATGAAATTTACCTGTCTTCTTAATCTATCCGAATCTAAAGTTAAGGGGGGCCATCTCTACTTGTTTGAATCTGGTCCGTTTTGTGTGGAGGAATTTAATAATCCAGGTGCTTTAATTGCTTTTCCAAGTTATATTCCCCATAAAGTAGAAAAAATAATATCCGGAATTAGAAGAACTTTAACAATCTGGCTCAATGGACCCAAATTTCGATAGCTTTAATTTAAACATAGGAAGGATTGATACCGATCCTTCTCCTGCTTTATTAATGCGGCTTAAAAAAATTATTCTTTTTCGTGACTACAATAATCAGAATAATTTTTTAAGAGTAAGGGAAAAAGATAAACCTTTTTATGATACCTTATTTAGATTTCTTCGACCTTCGTTCCTTAAACTAGTCAAAGGAGCGGGATATAAAGATTACAATATAAAAGAGTACTGGCAACAAAAGTACGGCAAAGGAGATTTTCATGATTTACATTGTCATTCCGTGGATAAACCTGAATTTTCTTTCGTGTATTTTATTAATGCTTCTTCTGATTCTTCTCCTACTAAATTTTTTTTACCGGGCCACCCCTATATAAAAGTTGAAAATCAAGGGGCTCTCCAACATATAGTAAAGGTTGAAGCCAAGATTGGCAGACTTATTATTTTTAATAGTTTTATTCCACATGCAGTGGATCCCAATAAAGATGATGAACGAGAAATTATTTCTGGTAACATGGCTTATTATATAAAAGATACAATCCCCGCAAGAGGACTCAAGCATACAGGTTTAACACTTGAAGAAGAAATGGCCCAGAAAATTAATGCAAAAGCCTGAAATTATCGATAATGCATTAACTCCCATGGAGTTTGAAGTTTTAAATAGCGTCCTCGGGAAGGGCAGTTTTCCTTGGTTTTGGAATGCACGTTTAAATGAGTATCAAAAATTAAATAAAACAAAGGACCAGAAATTAAATCATTGTTTTTTGAATCATAATTTCAATATTTTCAATAACCATGTTGGTGTCCCTTATGACCAGATTTTTATACCTCTTTTGAAACTTCTTAAGATTAAAGTATTAATTAGAGTACATACCAACATGTATGTGTGTACCCCAAAACTAGAAGAACATACTGATCACAGAGATCAACATTTTCCTTGTCAAGCAGCCCTCTTATATTTAAACACCTGTGATGGAAGTACCCTTATTTATCAAAAACATAGGGTGAAAAGTGTTGCTAATAGATTAGTTAAATTTAGAGGAGATTGTTTACACCATTCAACAAGCTGTACAGATCAAAAAAGAAGATTGGTGGTTAATGTAAATTATATATGAATTTTACTCATATTGGGAATATTTCAACAGGGATGTGTAAAAAAGAACTGGCTTCTTTAAAAAAGAAAGACTGGGACTATTATACTTTTCGCCAAGATACGTTTAAAGTTCACAAACATACTCGCACGATTCCTTTAATCTTTGATGAGGATTTTAGAAATACTAATCCTACTCATCATGAACACTACGAAAAATTTACTAAACTTTTGATTGATGTTGCTACTATTTTAAAAAATCAATATGGAGCCGGTGAGATTATTAGAGCTCTTTTAATTCTTTTAAAAATGAGAAGTTCTATCTCCTCTCATATTGATAAAGGAGACAGTCTTGAACTATGCCGCCGTGTTCATGTCCCTATCACAACAACCCCTAAAGTTTTCTTCACCATTGATAAGGAAACTAAATGTTTAAAAGAGGGGGAAGTATGGGAAATTAATAATTCTAAAAAATATCATTCTGTTATCAACAAAAGTCGCTATGCTCGAGTTCATTTAGTAGTGGACTGGATAACAGCGTGTGATATGTAATTGATCTCCACTCCCGGATAGAGTATAAAATCTTTAATATAGGACAGTTATGCTACAAAAAATTGGCTTTTTACCAGGATTCAATAAACAAGTTACACCCACAGGTGGAGAATTCCAATGGCAAGGAGGCGCCAATGTGCGTTTTCGTTATGGAACTCCAGAAAAAATAGGTGGATGGGAACAACTTGGAGATGATCCTTTAATAGGAGCAGCACGGGCTCAACACCACCTTGTTAACAATGCTGGAACCAAATACTCCATCATTGGAACTAATCGAATTTTATACGCCTACAGTGGCGGAGTCTTCTACGACATTCATCCCATCAAGTCTACAACCACTGAAACAACTTGTTTTGAAACAGACTATAACTCTACTGCGGTCACAATTAACACTGCTACCGTTCTAGACATATCGGCGGGGGATATTGTTTTATTAGATAGCTTTACTGCCATTACTGGATCTAATTATTCATCTTCAGATTTTGATGATAAAAAATTTATGGTTACTTCCGTTCCAACTGGCACTTCGTTCACGGTTACAATGCCATCAGCGGAAACCGCTAATCCCGGAGCAACGACAGCTTCCGGAGGAATCAGAATTCAAATGTATTATCCTGTGGGTCCAGTTCAACAGGCCGCAGGTCATGGATTTGGAACGGGACAATATGGCGGACCCGTTTCTATTGCAGCAACATCAACTTTATCTACAGCGCTGGCTGATGATGCAAGTGATACTACAATTGTTGTCGCTGATTCAACGCAATTTGAAAGTGATGTGAGTGTATCTTCCCCGGGATATGTTTTAATAGGAACTGAAGAAATTAGTTATACGACTAATACTACAGGTACAGGAACTTTAAGTGGAGGGGCGAGAGCTCAACGAGGAACCACACGAGCGGCCCATATTCTTGGAGTCACTGTTAAAGATACCACAGATTATTTTGGATGGGGCAAAGCGTCCGGCGCTGACTTTACTATTGATCCGGGGTTATGGGTCATTGACAGTTTTGGTCAAACCGTGATTGCTATGATTTATAATGGTAAAGTGTTTGAATGGGATGCTTCTTTGACCGCGGCGGCTACAACACGAGCCACGGCCATCACCGGAACAGAAGTTCCAACGGCTTCTCGACACATGCTTGTATCCACACCGGATCGTCACATTGTTTTTTTAGGAACCGAAACAACTTTACAAACAGTCACCAGTCAGGACCCTATGTTTATTCGCTGGTCGACTCAAGAATCTTTGACCGAGTATACTCCGACTGCCATCAATACTGCTGGTACACAGAGACTGACTGACGGATCCCAGATCATGAGCGCCATCAGAGGTCGGGATGCCATGTATATTTGGACCGACACCGCGCTTTATTTAATGAGATATGTAGGCTTACCTTTTACCTTCGCTTTTGAACAAGTGGGAACCAACTGTGGATTGATCGGCAAGAACGCCGCGATCGAAGTGGATGGTTCAGCTTATTGGATGTCAGACAATGGTTTTTTTAGATACACAGGTAAACTGGAATCGATGCAATGCTTGGTAGAAGACTATGTTTTTGATGATTTAAATACACGACCCAGAGATTTAATTTTCTGTGGCTTAAATAATTTGTTTGGAGAGATTCAATGGTTTTATCCTACCGCTTCGTCTGAAGCCGTTAATCGAATGGTATCTTTTAATTATTTAGATTCCACTACTCAACGACCTATTTGGGTGACTAACGCTAATACTAATTTTGCAAGAACAACCTGGACTGATTCAGCTGTATTTGGAAAACCTTATGCAACCTCCTACGATCCTGATACCGATGTTACATCCAGTGCCGATACTTTTGTGGTAGGCAATACGGAAGGATCTACAACTTATTATCAACATGAAACAGGAACCGATCAAGTAACTGCAGCTGGAGTTACTACTAATGTTCTAGGCAGTATTGAGTCAGGTGATTTTGATATTACTCAGGACAAACAAAAAGGTGTAACTTTCAGGGGAGATGGAGAATTTCTCATGTCTATTCGTAGATTTATCCCAGACTTCTTAGCTCAAACAGGAGATACTCAGGTTACGTTAAACTTAAAAAATTATCCTACGGATACTTATGTTAGTTCTTCATTAGGACCCTTTACAATTACGACGTCAACGACTAAACAGGACTGTAGAGCTAGAGCTCGAGCAGTTCAATTAAAAGTAGCTAATACGGGAGCTTCTGAAACATGGAAGATGGGAACTTTTAGATTAGATAC